CAAGACAAGCCGAGATTCAAGCTTATTATGAATCACAAATTCCCTTCCTAGAAGTACAGAAACAGTATGAAACCCTGATTACAGAGTTACAGGAACTAGAAGCACGTAGAGCAATGGCTACAATGAGACTTGCTCAGATCATGGCTCCTATTCAAGAATCTGAGGGAAAGGCAGAAGGTAAACCAGAAGAAAGAAAACTTAGAAAGGAAAAGTAATGGCTATAGTAAATCAAGTACGCAAAAATGTTAAGATGGACCTTTGGAGCATTGTAAAGTTTCAAATGGCTGTGCATTGCCATCTTAAACAGATGAACGTATCTGATCAAGACTTGTCATGCTTGACTTTTCTGGCTCTTTCTGGTGAGAAAGAATTAACTGACTTTTGTGAGGCTGCTACCAAGAACAAGATTTTTGGTAGCAGTCAATCAGTTAGAAATGCTGTTACTAAAGCAGAAAAAAAGGGTCTCATTGTAAAGAATGGAAAATCAAAGAAGACGATTCTCTTGAATCCGGATATGAAGATTCAAATTTCAGGTAATATACTCTTAGACTACAAGTTTGTCCATGTTGAACCCAAAGAAGGCAAATGACCTATATAAAGAACTAGCTGATGAGCTAGGTATGTCTGAGTCTGATGTCTCAGATATTGTATCTTTTTATTGGAGTGCTCTCAGGAAAAAGATGGAAACTATGGATGATGCATACATCCACATAGAAAACTTTGGTACCTTCTATGTCAGATTGAAGAACCTTCAACAGGAGATTGAGAAGAACCAGATATATCTAAGAGGAATCAACCCTAAGAACTATGACAAGTATCCTTTCTACAAGACAGCAACCCACAGACTTACAAAGTTTGGTGGTCTTAAAGAACAGATACTTAAAGAATTAGATAAGAAAAAAGAAATTAAAACCAAACGATATGGCAAAGACATTCCTGGAAGTATGGAAACAGAAGGGACAGATTCTTGAGGGAATCAAGAATGCTGTATTCAAACAAGAACACATTGAGGAAATTGCCTCTAAAAGAAATGAGGTATGTCAATCATGTGATCTTATAGATAGGACCGGTGACAAATGCTTCATGCCTGGTACTCAACCATGCTGTGGTGTCTGTGGCTGTTCCTTACAGTTCTTGCAGAGATCTCTGTCCTCAAAATGTGAGGAAGGTAAATGGGATGTTGTACTTACAGATGAGGAAGACAATGAACTAACAGACTATTTAGACAAGGGAAAGTAAATCAATTATATTTTATACAGGACAACATGGCTATACTTTTTCTACCCCAGGAACATAAATACATTAACATAGATCCATCTGAATCTATAGAATGGACTAGTGTTACTGGTGTTATTTCTAAACTCAAAGAGCCATTTGATGCAGATACTATTGCAGCAAAAGCAGCCAAGAACAAGAAAAGTAAATGGTATGGTTTAGATCCTGAGGTTATTAAAGAAGCCTGGAAAAATGAATCCCTAAAAGCAGTTAATCTTGGATCATGGTATCATGCCCAAAGAGAACGTGATCTTCTTTCTTGTAGCACAATTAGTGTAGAGGACTGTATTGTTCCCATTGTACCTTACATAGAAAAAGATGGGATTAAACAAGCTCCTCTACAAAAACTAGAAAATGGTATTTATCCTGAGCATATGGTCTACCTTAAGTCTGCAGGTATCTGTGGCCAGGCTGACCGTGTAGAGGTTATCAATGGTGTAGTCAATGTCTATGACTACAAGACTAACAAAGAGATCAAATCAGAGGGATTTACTAACTGGGAGGGTATTACTAAAAAGATGCTTGCTCCTGTCAATCATTTGGATGACTGTAACCTTAACCATTACAACATTCAATTAAGTATCTACATGTATATTATTCTTAAGCATAATCCTAAGTTTAAAGCTGGCAAGCTTGTAATTGAACATATTCTGTTCAAAGAAGCTGGTAAAGATGCCTATGATAATAGAGTAGTTCTTTATGATGACAAAGGAGAACCAGTTGTAGATAAGATTGTACAGTATCATTTGCCTTATCTTAAGGATGAGGTAATAAGTATTATAAATTATATGAAAGATGACAATAAAACTATTTGATATACAGGGTGGTAAGGTTGTTCCTACGGAACATTGTTATACCCTCAAGACATTAAAAAAAATTATGGATGTGTATCCAGATGACTACATTAAGATATATGAGTACTTATTTTACATGACATGTCCTAATCCAGATCTAAATCCATTTTTTCACGTACTAGATGCAGAAAAAGAAGATATAATAATTAATGAGATTAATGGTGAGTTCAGTACAGAAGACACAGATATTCTTATTGCCGTGGACTTTTGCCGGAAAATGTATGAGACACCAACTAGTAGAGCATATGAGGGTATTAAAATAGCTCTTGACAACATTGCTGGTTATATGAGAAATACCAGAATTACTGATGGTAGAGACGGTAACATTGGTCAGATTAGAGCTATGGCTAAAGACTTTGATGATATTAGACAGTCATTCAAAGGAGCCTACAAAGATTTACAAGAAGAACAAAAAGGCCGTGTCCGTGGAGGAGCTGGTCTTGCATATGACCAAATGTAATGGATCCATATTTCTACACTGACATACCGGTTTATGATAATGGAACATGGACTACTACTAGTTTTTCTAGTAGGGATGATTTCCGTGATTATATGTTGAGTCTATTCAAAGAACCTGGTCAGTATCAGTTCAATGATACAACGGCTAAAGTCTTTAATGAGCAAGCCACAATCTTCAAACAACAAGGTTTCTACTGTTCTGCTCCTGAAGGGACTAAGGACTTTAGAAAGTATTGGGAAGATCAAAAGACCAAAAATCGTAAAGGTATTATTGTAAAAGATAATGGTCTTGAATGGTATTTGACTCGAGACTATTACATGTGGTTAAACTTCTTACCTATCTTCAATAAGGAGATTCAGAAGTTTGGTTTTGCTGATATCCGAGATGCTCAGTATCATATGGCTCTTTATGAGCTTTTGGCTGAACTTCATTATCAACACTCAGGTATCTTAAAGAAACGTCAGATTGCATCATCATACTTCCATGCGGCTAAGATGATTAATCAGATCTGGTATGAGGAAGGGGTAACTCTTAAGATGGGAGCTAGTCTCAAGGATTATATAAATGAGAAAGGAACCTGGAAGTTCTTAAATGAATATGAGGCATTCCTTAATACTCATACGGCTTGGTACCGACCAATGAATCCTAATAAGGTCTTATTCTGGCAACAAAAGATTGAAACAGAGACATACTTTGGTGGCAGAAAACGTAAGTCTGAGATAGGTCTTAAAGGAGTTATTCAGGGTATGTCTTTTGAGAAAGATCCTACAAATGGTGTCGGTGGTCCAGTAAAATACTTCTTCCATGAGGAAGCAGGAATTGCTCCTAAGATGAACCAAACCTTTGGTTATATTAAACCAGCATTAAAGTCTGGTTTGATTACAACTGGTATGTTTATAGCTGCCGGTTCTGTCGGTGATCTTGATCAATGTGAACCACTCAAGGATATGATCCTTAATCCCGATGGCAATGACATTTATGCCGTTGAAACCAATCTTATTGACGACAAAGGTACTATTGGTAAAAGTGGTTTGTTTATTCCAGAACAATGGTCCATGCCACCATTTATTGATAAGCATGGTAACTCTCTTGTAGAGGAAGCATTGGATGCCTTGAATAAATACTTTGAGGAATGCAAGAAAAAAATGAGTCCTGAGGCTTACCAGCTTGAGGTATCTCAGCATCCTAGAAATATCAAGGAAGCCTTTGACTTTAGAACACTCTCAAAATTCCCATCTCATCTTATCTCAGCTCAAATGAGAAGGATTGAAGAAAAGGAATACTCATATGAACATCTAGATATTTACAGAGGAACAGATGGCAATCCTGCTGTATCTGAGACAAACAAACTCCCTATAAGAGAGTTTCCGATAACTAAGAATACTGAAGATAAGACTGGCTGTTTAGTTGTATGGGAAAGACCAGGAAAAGATCCAGAATTTGGAACGTACTATGCATCTATTGACCCGGTTGGTGAAGGAAAAACTACTACATCCGAATCATTGTGTTCTATCTATGTCTATAAGACTGCCGTAGAAATTACTAAGAATAATGGGGAAAAGGTAGAAACATACATTGAACAAGATAAAATTGTTGCTGCATGGTGTGGCCGTTTTGATGATATCAATAAAACACATGAAAGACTTGAGTTGATTATTGAATGGTACAATGCCTGGACTATTGTGGAGAGTAACATTAGCCAGTTTATCAATCATATGATCTACCGGAAAAAGCAGAGATACCTAGTACCCCGGGCACAAATCCTTTTCCTAAAAGAAGTTGGAGCAAATGCCAATGTATATCAAGAATACGGATGGAAGAATACAGGTACACTATTTAAGAGTCACATGCTTAGTTATGCCGTTGACTTTGTAAAAGAAGAACTAGATACCATTACAGACAACGATGGTAAGCCACTTAAGACTATATTTGGCATTGAAAGGATTCCTGATCCAATGCTTCTAAAAGAGATGATGGCA